AGCATTTCCAATTCTCTTGATTTATATGCTTCAAGTCGCACTTTCTTTTGTTCTATTTTTGTTCTTATTTCTGCTGTGTCCATTAACTTCACCATTCTTCTGTAAATGATCTTGTTGTTCGTAAACCACGTTTTACAGGTTTAACTTTTGTTTGTTTTATTTCGACAACTCCGTTATTCTGCATTGATACTTCACGGAGTCTGTTTTCTATTGCATCATAATTTGGTTTTAAAACCTTTTCTGCTGCTTTTGCGTAATTATGACAATCTAATGGTTCATTTCTTCTGTGTCCGGGTAATTTTTCCCAAACCCATTTAGCACCTTTCCACACTGGGTGTTCAGATAACAAACCATTAAAATATTTATCACTGCAACCTGCTTCAGGTCTTATAGGAAAGTGAACATAATTTGCACCGGGTGTTTGTGTTTTAAGGCTCGACATTATTTGTGCTTTACCTGCATCAACACCGATTATATACAAATAAGTTTCAACAACTCTGTTGCCGTAATCAACTTTAACCTTGCTCGGAAGATTAACATAAGGATAATCTCCACCTTTACCTTTTATTGCAAAGACATGTTTAACACGTCTTTTTAATGTTTCGGTATAAACATCTTTGGTATAGTGACCGCCACTATCAACAAATGATAGTGAAACCTTTAAGCCTTTGCCGTTTTTAAATTTGAATACTCTGTCAAAAATTCTATCATCTAATTGTTTCCAAGTTTCAGGATCGTTCGGTTTTCCGATTATTTGACCATATTCAATAACATATTCTTCGTTATATCTTGAATGTCCTAAAATTTCATACTCAAAACGATCATCTTGCGTATCAATTCCGGCTGTTAAACAAAGAACTCCGTCAGGTAATTCTGCTCCGTAATCTTCTCTGCGGTTCAAATATTCATCATCTGTTCCGATGTCTCCTCTGTCTTCCCATAATTCTCCAAGAATTGTATTAGTGAATGCTTGAAGTTTTATCGGATCGTTTTTTGCATGTAAAAATGCAAGACAGATATTTGACCAATTAGCAAAGCCGTTAGCAAAGCCTTTTATCCAATACGAAACAATTCCCTCTTTAAATGCTTCGGGATTTCTGTGAAACCATTTTTGAGGTTGTTTCTTCATTACTTTTTCAGAAGATATTGTTCCACAACTCGGACAAGCCCAACCTTTTAAATCAACTCTGTATGTCGGCTCTTTTTTATTTTCTGAAATAGTTTTTGTATATGTAAATCTTATGTCCTTAAATAAGATTTCGTGCCATTCTCCACATATAGGACATTTATGTAACCATAAAGCCTGTGTGCCTTCTTCATACGAAGAAACTATTGCACTATCACCTTTTACTGTCGGAGAAGATACTTCAACATTTTTGGCTTCTTTTCTGAAAGTTACTTGTCTTGCTTTAATAAGTTCCCAAGGATCACCTTCATTGCCAACATTCTTTTTGTGTCGGTCTCTTTCATCACCAAACGCAACTTTAACAGGTGTACTTGCTAAATCTCCTGCCGATTGCGTACCAACCATTATTAACATTCCGCCGGGGAATTCTTTTTCAAGAACTGTATTATTAACTTTGGCGGTACTTTTAAGTTTGCGTATCTTTCTTTTTAAGCATTTTGTGTTTTTTAATAGTGGAGTTATTCTTAATTTTGAAAACTTCTTAACTTGTCCTAATGTCGGTTCAACCAACATTATTACGCACGGATCATTATCAATTAAATATCCGATGCAGTTCAAAATCATTTCTGATTTACCTGCTTGTGAACAAGCAACCAATATTATTCTGTTTATTTTATGGTCAGAAAATGAGTCCATTGGCTCAACAAGATATGGAGTTCTCTCATTTCTCCACGGCCCTGCTTCTGCATTATCTGTTAAAATTCTGTTTTCTTTTGCCCATTGAGATACAGAAATCTGTCTCGGCGGATCAAACAATGCTAAACTTTGAGAAAGACATTTATTAAGTCTGATGATTGCTTCTTTATCATCACTAATATTCGTCTTCTTCATCTTCACCATTTACATCTCTTTTATTTCTTTCTTTTAATCTCTCTTTGTAGGCTTTTGGATCGTATTTATGATTTTTTAATTGTTCAAGAATAACAATTATTTCATCTTTTAAAATTTTATGGATTTCTCGGCTGTCTGATATGTCCGTCAGGTCTTCTGACAGTCTGCTTGGTAATGCTAAAAGCATTGCACGAATTGTCAGAACTAAATCATCAGTCATATATCTGACATCTTCTGACCTGTGCATATTACCTTCAATCTCTGCGAGTTGAAGTCTTGCTGTTTTTATTTTGATTTGTTTAAGTTCAACATCTGCATCAAGTTTTGAACCTTCTTTTTCAAGGTTTCCGAGTTTTGCAGACTTACCTTTTAATTGGTCTTGTAAACATTGAACATAGGCTTTTACACTTTTTTGAATATCGTAAGTAAAAGGTTTTTTATTTCCTATTGCTTCAAATATTTTTTCTTCTCTGTCTTCATCATTTTGAGAATAGGTTATTTGCTGAATTCTTCTCTCTGTTATATTAAAGAGCCCTGCCAAATCGGCAGAGCCCACATATTTATTTATTGTCGCTGTTAAATCAACTTGTGTCGTCATAATTTTTTATGATTACTTCTTTATATTCGGTTATTATTGCTTTTCTGCCGTTAATTCCGTTTCTTCTCGATACAGGGATAATATCGAAGTCTTTGTATAGTTTTCTGATTTTTTCGGAATCATCATAAGAAAGAATAAACTTTCCTTTAATGTTCGACAGAATTTCTTTTAATTCTTCATGTTTAAACTTTGCAGTTGAACAGGTTTTATATCCTGTTCCTTTTGAATATGGTGGATCGCAATAGAAAAACGAATACTCATTATCATATTTTGGTATAAGTTCATCAAAACTCAAATTTTCAATAAAAACTTTATCTAATCTTTTTGAAATTTCTCTTATTCTGATTAAAAGGTTTTCACAAGATTTTGCACCACTATCACCTTTTAAAGCAGTTCCGTAAGTTGAACCTTTACCACCGAACGAATGATGCAGCAGATAAATAAATTTTGCAGCATCTTGAATTTCAGTTCAACTCGTGGAATTAAGATATTCTGCAAATTGTTTTCTTGAATTTAAAGAAAATTCTAACTCTTTTATAAGTGCTTCCGGATGAAATTTTACTATTTTAAAAAGGTTTGTTAATCTGTTGTCTAAATCGTTATAAACTTCGAGTTTTGCATGTTTGTCTTTTCCGAATAATACCCACGCACCACCACCGAATGGCTCAATGTATGATTTTATTTTGTCATAAGGTATTAACTCAATAATTGTTTTTCTTAATAATCTTTTTCCGCCAACCCAAGTTATAAGGTGGTCTGCAATATTTTTATTACCCATTTGTTAAAATCCTCCGTTTATCTGTTCAAAATTGGCACACCTTACGATACGATATATATCGCAGGTGTTCATTGGAGGTTTCAATGAGTAATGAATTAAATAATGGCAGTTATTTAGTTCATCAAGGCTTTTTTCAAAAGTCTTGCCTGTATTTTTTAAGAGCAACGCGGATCTTTACTGTACTAATTCGAAATGCCTGAACGACCCTACAGAATTATATTTTGGGCCGTTGAGGTTTGTAGACTATCTTGAAGTTAATCACATATTTGATAAAGAGCGTGCACGACTGTTAAGGGGCAATATCCATGAGACGATACAACAAGATTGGTTTGATGCATGGGTAATGTCTTTCTCTGAAGCTGAAGATGATTTGTCGCAATGGAGAGGTTATGTGTCAGGACGTGATGGAGGGTATTCAATCGGATTTAACAGGCAAAAACTGGTTGATGCGTTGTCAAGATTGACTATCCTCGAAGTCGACAAAGGGGAGCCTGCAAATAAAATACCGATATTTACAAAATGCTGGTACTCTGTAAAAGATAATGCTGACATCAAGGGGCTCTATGAATATATGTTGCGGCGGTATCGCGATGACTTTGATAGATATC